GGTCTGGCAAGACATCCAGCCAGACGCAAACCGCGCGAAACGAGCGCAACCTTCAATCGACCAGCACCTCCGCCAAGACGTCGGCCAACAAGGTTCACATCGCCTTCAACCTGTCCTTCGCCGTGACGCTGTCCAACCGCACCCCCTTACCTCCGAACTGCTAAATCATTATGGCCATTCGAGACAGAATCACCGACCGCGGGACCGTTGTTCCCCCTCTGAGGCAGGGTATCCCCGGAGCCGCAGGCACTATCACCGACGTGACCGTGGCCACCGGAGCCGCAGGCACCAGCGCCTCCGTGGCCCTCGGCGGCACCGCCTCAGCCCGCACCATCGCCCTGACCATCCCGAGAGGAGCCACAGGAGCCACAGGCCCGCAGGGCATACAAGGAATCCAGGGCCAGACAGGATTGACCGGCGCCACCGGACCTCAGGGACCAATCGGATTGACCGGCCCGCAAGGATCTACTGGACTCACCGGACCTACCGGACTCACGGGCCCCACAGGATTAACCGGCGACACCGGCCCGCAAGGATCTACTGGACTCACCGGACCCACTGGTCCGCAGGGCCCCACAGGATTAACCGGCGCCACCGGCAGCAGCGGCGCGGTGGCACTGCTCACCGGATTCGCATCCGCCCCCGGCACCGTTGCGGCCACGGATACCCTGCTCTCCGCCGTCGGCAAGCTCGATGGCAATGATGCCCTCAAGGCCCCGACCGCTTCGCTCTACCCCTACATCGGCGGCAAGCTGCTCACCTACGCTGACGAAGAGGCCGCCATCGCCGACCCGCTGATCACCGGCGGCGATCTTTACCGCAAAACCGCCGGTGGCATCGACTGGGTCAATGCTGACAACGTGCCGTCGCTCGATCTGCGTTTTGCAACCGACAAAACCCTGACCGCGCGGCGCGGACCGACGCCTGCATTCACGCGAGCATCTACGGCTACGTTTGTTGGAAGCGATGGCCTAATCCAATCCTCCGCAGTTAATTCCCCCCGCTTCGACCACGATCCGGTGACGCTCGCGTGTAAGGGGTTGCTGATTGAGGGAAGTAGGACTAACCTTGTGTTCCCAAGTGCGGCATTAACCACGCAGACACGCACCGTCACAGCGGCTGCCCACACGTTGAGCTTTTATGGAACCGGAACAATTGTTTTATCCGGTGTCCATGTAGCAACTGTTACAGGAACCGGAGCATACCCGACACGCACAACGCTTACATTCACTCCAACGGCGGGAAGCCTTATATTGACAGTAACCGGATCGGTAACGCAGGCGCAACTAGAAGCAGGTAGCTTCCCCACCTCCTACATCCCGACCACGACAGGCAGCGTGGTGCGTAGCGCGGATGTGTGTAGTATTACGGGGGCTGACTTTACCAGCTTCTATAACAACGCCGCTGGCACACTACTGAGCAAGGCAATGATTGCAAACCTAATCGGAGATAATCGCGGTATCGCTCAGATTGATTCAGGAACAACTGATAACATCATACGTCATGGTTATTCATTGGCAGATGGAGGATTCCTGGGTGCCATAAGAGCCAATACTGATGCGACTAGCCTTTTAGCAATAGCGGCTGGAGCAGCATCAGTCATTCAAAAAAGAGCCATTGCTTACGAGGGAACAAGTTTTGCATCCGCAACAAATGGAGGTTCAGTCGCAACAGTAACGCGCACTTTCCCTGTTGGATTAAACGCATTCAGAATTGGTGGTCTTACTGCTGGAGGATTTCTTCTTAACGGACACATTGCTGAGATTAAGTTCTTCAAGAAACGCCTGCCCAACGCCAAACTCCAAGCACTCACCGCACCATGATCGACTACCTGCTAGTGTTTCCAAGCAAAGCCCATGCCGAGCAATTCGGCATCACCAATGGCTTCGCTGCGGTAGATGAGAACGGCGAGGTGCAATCGTCTCTCGCGTCCCATGCCCATGCTCTCTGCATCATTGGAGAACATAATGGAGATGGGCAATACTGGGTGCTTTTCCGTGATCTCGTGGGCATCCCGGCTCCAGAAAGCGGAAAGCAATTCATCCATTGGTCCTCAACCTCGGGCGACCCCCGACCCGTCAACGACCCAACCCCCTCGGTATTCTGGGCCTGAGCCTCCGGCCGAATAATTTAGCCTGACTCAACACGCACCCGACCATGACACCCGCCGAGAACAACGAACTGACCGAACTCCAACGTGAATGGCGGGCGTCCATCACCGCGAGCATCAAGTCCACCGAAGCCAAAGTGGACACGATGTTGTCTCAGATGAACGACATGCGCAGCGAGTATGCCCGCAGCCATCAGTTGGACGCGGTCTCAAAGCGTGTCACGTCGCTGGAGTCGGACAAAAACAAAATCATCGGAGCCGCCGTGCTGCTCAACGGGCTTGGCGCTCTTGTTCTGTTCCTCATCTCGAAATTCTGGAAGTAACAATATGGACTCACGCCTCTACCTCTACTTTGTTATCGCTGCGATCACCCAACTGATCCCGGAGCTAGAGCGCCTGCAAGGCATGGATTCCATCCCGCAGATGGCGTGGAGCATCGCTATCCTGAAGTCCTCGCTCGCCGGGTTCATCGCAGCGAAGGCGTTCCAGAGCTCGCCGCAGGCCGTAGTAATGCCACCTCAGTCCGAGCCGCCGATCCCAACCATCCCGAAGATGCCATGAATCCGCTCTTTCCAGACCCGCTGAGATTCCGCCTCGATGGCTGGAACGGCGATTCTGCGATCTACGTGCTGGAACATTACTATCGGGTCTGCACTTCAAAAGGCTGGGTCACCATTCCCACCGGGTTCCGCACGGACGGGCTTTCAATCCCCGCATTCGCGTGGCCGCTCGTCGGTCCTGCCAACGGCCCCGCGTTCGGTGCGGGACTGCTCCACGACTACCTCTATTCCCGAGACTCGACGCTGTTTCACAACCACCCCCGCGACGTGTGCGACTTGCTGTTCAAAGAGGCGATGTGGAACCTCGGGATCTCCGCCATCCGTCGAGAAATCATTTACCGCGCCGTGCAGATGTTCGGCGGTCGATTTTACAAACGATGAAAACGCAACCCCGCCACTTGCCAAGGAAAGAGAAGAGCACCAGCGACCTGCTGTTCCTGCTCGGCATCGCGTTACTGTTGCTATCTGCCGTCATGTCGCTCACCTCCTGCCAGCTCACGGTCGCCACCGACGGCAGCCGCACATGGAGTCTCAACGGCGAGCAAGCCGCGAAAGCCATCATCGTCATCTCCGAGAAATGAGCAGCAACTACGACATGGAGCCGATCCCGCCCACCCAACCGGTATGGTGGGCCATTGCGTGTCTGGTCGTTTTCGCTGCCGCTGTCCTCTCGATCCCTTACTGTCATGTTTGAATACCAAGCCAAAATCCTCACCGTCCATGACGGCGACACCTGCCGGGCAGACATCGACCTTGGCTTCGGCGTGAGCCTCAAGAACCAGTCACTGCGGGTGTTCGGCATCGACACGCCCGAGACCTCCACGGACGCCGGGAAACTGGCACGGGAGCACGCGAGAACGCTGCTTACCGGAGGGCTCATCGTCCGCGTCGAGACCTTCAAGGACAGCAAGGAGAAGTATGGGCGCTACCTCACCAAGATCCGCCTGCCGGACGGCAGTGATTACGGCTCGGCCATGATCGCCGCAGGCCACGCCAAACCTTATTTTGGAGGCACCAAAGAACCATGACCATCAACGGAATCCCAATCGACGCCACCCCGCCCGACACCCGAATCGTTTACAAGCCATGATCACCATCCCCAAGAGCAAGCCCAAGGCGTCCCGCAACCTCGTCATCGCCAAAGCCACGGAGGCGTGGGCGAGGGAGCACGGCACCGCGCCCCTGCCTGACAGGTTCGTGTTCGCGGTTAGGGGCTACTACTCTCAGACAATCGGCGAGCCGGGCAACGACATCTCCGCCTACGACGACGCGTTCTTCATTGTCACGCCAACTTCAATGACTTCATGGGGCGGCAACACCGACCCGAGTCGCTACGGCTGGAACCCGCACGCCGACAAGTTCATGGCTCGTCTCAAACCCGGCTGCTGGTGGTTCAAGCCGCTCATCCACCGGGGCAAGTATCAGGCCTACGGGCAGGGCGATAACCCTGTCACCGTCGAACGGATCAAGAAGGATGGCACCGTCGCCAAGACAGAGACCGGGGAATACGGCATCAACCTCCATCTGGGCGGCATTAACGGCACGTCCTCGGAAGGGTGTTGCACCCTGCCACCGGAGCAGTGGAGTGACTTCCGTAAGGCTCTCAACGAGGTGCTGCATTTAGCCGGGCTAAAGCGGTTCTCGTTCATTCTCGCCGACGGACCGATCAACTGAATTTCGCGGCCGATCGCTGCGCCGCCGCCAGCACGGTCTTAGTTTGCAACGGGTCCAGATCGCGCACCAGGTTGCGGAATTTCCGGGTCGCCTCGACCGCATGTTTCGTGAGCGTCTTACTGTTGGCTTCCGGCGATTGTAGATCCGCCCGCTTGTTCCGTTGCTCCAGCCACAGGAAATGAGCGGTCTGATACGTCGGGTCCGACTTGCGGATCTTGAGCGCGATGGTGAGGAGCAGATGCACCGTCTCCCAGCGCACGGGCCGGTCATGCTCGACTTTCCAGACGACGGATTCCGACAGGTCGCACTTCAAGGCTGCGTCGATCATGGTCAGTCCGTTGCTCTCGCGCACTCCGGCGAACAACTGGCCTAAAGTTTTTTTCATCCCCCTTGATGTTCCGTAATGATACGAAATTCAAGCAATAAATGGCCGATTGTCCACGAGCGTCCCGGATTTCCTCGCATCCAGAACGATCGCGCAGCCTGCGGCGACGTGGCCGAGGTGGTGGGCCCCGCTCTCCGGGTCGATGTCCTCGCCATCGATCAGGCAGTCGATATGGCGTCTCATGGCCCCCAGGTAAGTCATGATCTCCACCCGGTTCTCGCGCCAGTTCCACGCACCGTATTTCGCCGCGCCACAAGACAGCGCCATGGCCGTTTCCACGTTGAGAGCGGGCGGGATGAGTTGAAGCTGGGGCTTGAGTTTCCCGGCGATTCCTTTGGGGTCGGTCTGGCTCATGACAAGCCCTCTCCATCCACCCGTTGCCATGCGCCATTCCCCAGGTAGCGCCGCCCGTCCTCGATGCGGCCGATCCGCATCCGATCGAAATTGGGGCCGTAGGACTCCGCAAACGGCGTATCCATGCCGATGTGATAGCGCAGCGAGTCGGCGAAGCCATGCCTCTCATCGACCGGGTGCGGCGCTTTTTTCCCGAGCGCCTTTTCGCGTCCCCATGGCTTCCATTTCATGGTGTCGGTTTCCGGTAGAGCCCGTCCGCCCCCTTGATGAGTAATTTCGCCTGAAGGATGTCGGCGATAACTCCGCGGGCGGCGGTGCCGGTGAGATTCCCGGCCTTAGTCACTACGTCGTAGAGGTCGCGGTAGGTGGAGAGTTGCCCGAGCAGATCCAACAGCACCTCCGGCCTGACGGGGGCGGGCTTGCTGGAGCTCTTACCCTTCCACTGCGGCTTGCCGTCGTCGTCGGGCTCCTCGTATCTCGTCTGGAGCCATTGCAGGCCCTCGCTCTCGCTGCCGTGTTTCAGGTAAATCTCCAGACTCGGGAATCCCGTGAACTGATCGACCATCCTCGCCCGCTTCCCGCGCTTTCCATTCGTGAACCGGAACGTGCCTTCGACATCGGTGGTGGACAGCACGGAGACGGCGCGCGGCCAACTCGTGAGAACCGACGAGCCAAGCCCGGAATACGACAGGTCGGCGTTTTTGATTTTCTCCTTCGGCGGCTTGCCGGTGTGGTGGATCAGGATACAGATGACGCCGGTGCGGTGAAGCACCGGCTGGAGCCAGTGACAGAAAAACTGGGAGACGACCTTCTGCTGGGAGATGTCGTCGCCGATGAATGAGAGGAGCGGGTCGATGACCACGACTTCCGTGCCAGACTCGCGGATGATCTCTTCCAGCCAGCGCACGAATTTCTCGCCGATCTTGTCGGTGCATTGCTCGAACAGGAGATTTTTACCCATCGTCTTGAATTGCGCGTCGGTGAAATCCTTGCGGACGGTGGCGCATCCGCCGGCGAGCATCTCGGCTAGGTCGCCGTCGTCGTTCTCCGCTTGGATGACGAGGGTTTTCAGCGGTCGGCGGAAGGTAAGCCCGTGCCACGTCACCCCGGCCGCAGCATGGATGCAGAGCGATGTGATGAGTGTGGATTTCCCGATGCCGGAAGGGCCGATAATCATCCAACTCCCGCCCTTGCTCAGAAACCGCCGGTCGTGGCCGATGAGCGCGTTCGGATCGTCCTTGGTGGAGTAATTGAGGAGCTGGCCAACGGACTTGGTGCCTTTGAGAATCGGGTTCTTCGAGTTCTCGATGACCTTCTTGAAGACCTCGGCGTTGTCCGGCTCCTCGTCGCGGATCCAGTCGTTCGCGTCCTTGAATTTCGCTGGCGGTTCGAATACGGCGAACTGGGTGATTTTGTTCCGGCTGGATGAAATCCGGTGGAGCCATTCCTCGGATGGCGTGCGACCCTCCTTATTGGTGTTCTGACGGATGACTCCATCCTTGCCCCTCTTCTCCTTCGGGTCGTTCTGGTTGACCGCGATCAGGTTGACGATCGCGTGCTTGGAGATGTCCGTGTTGCTGGTGGCGGAGCGGGTGATGTAGGCGGCGTAGATGCCAGCGTTCTCGGGGTCGTAGGCTTGGAGCTTGTCGAGCACGGCGAATGCGTCCCACTGACTCTCGAAGGCGAGCGTGTGGAGCGCGTGGGTCGGACTGCCGATGATGAGCGGCTGGGTCTCCGCGCCCTTCGGGTAGTAGAACCAGCCGTCTCCCGATTTGTGATGGATGGCGACCACCTGACCCTTGGCGTTGTGAACCGGGAAGGCGAAATTCCCCTGGAAGCAACCGATCAACTCGCTCTCCTTCATCCAGCGGACGATCTCCACCGAGTAACCGCGCCACTCGCAGAGTTCCGCGGCTTTCTCCGGGGTGAACTCGCCGACGCAGCGCGACCAGTCGATGACGGTGGCCTGCGGTGCCGGGGCCTTGTAGGCGGGCAGCCCGTCGTCGGACTTGGGTTTCGCTGGGTATTGGAAGTCGAAGTTGGAGGCGTCGATCTTCCGTTCCTCTTCGGTGGGCTTGTCCATCCGGCAGAAATCCGCCGCCGCTGCGACCGCATCGACAAACGAAAGCCCGCGGTTGAGCTGCCAGAGTTTGAGCAGGTCGCCGGCCTCGCCGGTCGAGCGATCGTGAAAAACGCCAATCTTATCGCCGTCGAGCTCCACGTCCATCGACTTGCCGGGGCCTCCATCAACTCCGCCGCAAGACCATCGTTTGGCGACGCGCTTGCCGCCGGGGAGTAGCTCCCGGCACACCGCCTCGGCGCGGGCGGCGAGTGACTGGCGGAGTTCTTCGAGGTAGTGGTTCGGGATCACGATTCGTTGGAGAGAGGGTTGAGTCTTTCGAAATTGCAGGATTTGCGACCTTGGCAGTTGCGGAATATGTCATCGTCGTTGCTGCGGGTGATCTCGTGCCGCGCTGGGGTGTCCGGGTGACTCCGCAGATAATCGCACTTCGGGCAAAGGCCATCATCCGTGACTCCTCGGTTGGGTGCTTTATTGCACTTCGAGCACACTTTCATGAATCATCCTCCTCATACCCACACTCGACGAGGGCGGCTAGGATTTCAAAGGCTCCTGCCTCGCGGTTCTCGCGGTGGCGCTCGTTGAGGATGGCAAGGGCGCGTTCCGCCAGTGCTCGCTCTTCGGGGGTGCCGGGGGTCATGCTTCGGCGGGAGCACCGGCGCATGGCGTCGGGGCCGGGGCCGACAAGGTAGAGGTAGATGCTTCCTGTGTGGATTTCCCACTCAGCCTCGGCGGGGCCGAGTCGATCGGGGTTGGATGGTTTGGGCGGTGTCATGAGTGGCGTTTGGCGATTTTCTTGAGTTTTCCCATCAGCTCCGGGGAGTTGTCACCGGGGCGGACTTGGACAGAGAGGAGTGTCTGGATGTCCTCCTTGATTCGGGGCAGAATCGCCCGGTTGATGTGGTCGAGCTTGTTTTCCAAGCTCCTAATGCGGAGCTTCTGGAGCTTCATCTTTTCGGCGGTGGTGCGGATGGTCACTTGATGTTTTGTGGGGATTCAGGACGCGCTCGTTTTTTCCGGCCCGTCAAGCTTCCAGATGAACTCCGAGTCCCAAAGTTTCGTGACGAGCGATTCCGCCTCCGCGGCGCTGCGGGCGATGCCGCCGATTCCTCCCCGGCGGACGACGGATTTCAGAAAGAGTTTCTGTTCGTCGCTGCCGCGGCCGGTGGAGGTCTTCACTTCGATGGCGAGGAACAGGCCGACCTTGCGGCCGACATCCTCCGGGCGGACGACGTGCTCCACCAGGCCGATCAGGTCGGAAGTCCCCTTCCCCAGTCCGGCTTGCACCTTCCTTGATCCGTCGAGGGTGAGAAAGAGTCCCGTGTTGTTGCGGAGGGCGACGGCCCGCTGGGTCGCGCTGACGGCGATGCGGATGGCGTTCTGAGTGTCGATTTCGCTCATGGTCGTTTATGGAATCTACTTTTCATGCGGATCTGGGCCCACACAGCGGGCGCGGCGTAGCCTCGGGAGATTCCCAAGGCGAAAAAATCTTGGAACGTCCGGCACGCGCCTTCCTCCATCTTCTTCGCCTTGCGGACGGCGAGGAGTTCTTCGAGCTCGCCGGCCTTGATCTCCGCCTTGGTGCGTGGTTTCGGCGGGTAGATGAATCCGCAGTAGGGGCACTCCGGCGCGGGCTTGTGGGCGGAGAAACATTCCGGGCAGGAGCGGACGAGCACCTCCGGATCGTCGTCTTTACGTTTTGTGAGCTTCTTGCCGTCCAGCGACCACTCGCGCGCGTCGGCGGCGAGGCCGTGGCGCTGGCAGTTCCCGACGTGGTCGAGGATGACGGCGGTCTTCCCCGGCATGAACCGGAGCACCCGCCCGATCTGCTGGAGGTGGAGGACGAGTGACTGGGTGGGCCGCAATAACTGCGCGACCGAGCACACCGGCACGTCGAGGCCCTCGCCGATGAGTTCGCAGGAGGTGATGACCTGATATTTCCCGGTGGCGAGGCCGTTGATCCGGTCGTCGCGGTCGTCGTCGGAGAGGGTGCCGTCAACGTGCGCGGCGAGGTAGCCGGCGGCGCGGTATTCCCTCGCCACGTCTTGCGCGTGCTGGACACTGACGCAGAACACGAGCATCGGCTGGCCGTCGCAGAGTCGCTGGTAGTGGGTCACGGCGTCGCCGGTGATGGCGGGCTTGTTCATCGCCTCCTCCAGCGCGGTGGCGTCGTAGTCGCCGCGGGTGACTTTCACCTTCGAGAGATTCGCGGCGACCGGCGGGGCGAAGTATCGGGCAGGCGAGAGGAATTCGTTTTCCGTCAGCCAGGCGAGCGGAGGGCCTTGAATCAGAGCGTCGAACACGTCGCCCAGTCCTCGACCGTCGAGGCGGCAGGGGGTGGCGGTCACGCCGATGACCTTGGCCGACGGATAGGCGTCGAGGATCTTCCGGTAGTTGCCGGAAACCGCGTGGTGGCACTCGTCGATGATGATGAGGTCCGGGGCTTCGATTTTCCCGATCTTCCCCACCAGCGTTTGCACGCTGGCGACGTGGACGAGTTCCTCCGGCGAAGGAGCCACGCCGGATTTGATGACGCCGTGACTCACTCCGAACTTCCCCAGCGTGTTCCCCGCCTGTCGGATCAACTCCTTGCGGTGGGCGATGATCCAGACGCGGTTTCCTTTGCCTGCGGCGTTGGACGCGACATAGGAAAAAACGACCGTCTTGCCGCCGCCGGTGCTCAGGCAGATGAGCGGCCGGCTTTTCCCGCCGGAGAACGCCGCGCGGGTGGCGTCGGCGAGGGTTTGCTGATAGCCGCGGAGTTTCATGGCTCGCCGGTGATGGTCTTGATGCAGTCGCGACCGCGCTGGGTGATGATAATCCGGGTGGTTCTGCGATCCTTCGGGTCATGTCGCCGCTCCACCAATCCCATCTCTTCCAGTTTGTCCACGATGCCCGTCATGGCGGAGCCTGAGATTCCGATCAGGTTGCCGATGTAGCTCATGGCGGTGCCGTCCTTCGCCCGCGAGAGAACGCGGAGGGTGATGACGGAATTGATGCTGTTCATCCCGGCGGCTTTGGCGGCCATGCAGGAGTTGAGGAATTTGTCGGTGAAGTTCATGGGGTATAGTTGCGGTCAAAGCACCAGAGTTTGTGGCAGGCGTGGAACGCTTCGAGCGCGGCCTCGCCATTCTCCCAGACTTTCACCTGCACCGGGCCGGGAACGTCGGAGGGGATGATGACGGAGACGAGCAAGGGCAACGGCTCGCCGGGCTCCCGCAGCGGATCGGCGTAGGCGGCGAGCTGCATCGACCACTCGATGTAGAAATTCGCCTTCGGCTTGCCTTTGAGTTTCTGGGATTTGTAGTCGATGACCGCCCGCCGCCCTTGGTAGTGCGCGTGGAGGTCGAGTCGCCCGGCGTAACCGATGGCACCGATGACAGACTGCTCGGCGGCGATGACTTCGGTGATCTCCTTGCGATACCATTCCTCGAAGCCGGCGACGTAGAGCAGGACTTCGCCGTTGCCGTTGAATGCCCCGGTGGTGGCGAACGATTCGCACTCGTTGTGGATGGCCGTTCCCCACTCCGCGGCTTCGCGTCCGATCTTGTTGGATTCCTCGGCAATGCGGGAGTGCCATTCGGATTCAGACTCCCCGATGTTTTGTGGGGTGTTGAGCGCGGAGAGGATCGCGTTGTCCTGGAGCCACGTCATGAGCGCGGGCTTGGCCTTCATCCCGAGCACGTTGGTGACGCTGGGAATCAGGTTGAGCTTGCGGGCGTCGGTGACGGTGGTCTGGCGGGGCAGCCCGGTGGTCTTGGCTGTGACGGTGTGGCAGGATTCACCGTTGCGGTGATACCAGTGGGCGTCTTTTTCGGGGCGGTTGATGAGGGCCATGGGATTAGTTGCTGGGGAGTTCGATGGCGTCGAGGATGATGGCCGGGGCTTTCGAGACCGGCCCGACGGTGATGCCGACGTTGCAGATTTCCTCGGCGTGTTGCTCGCCAAGGTAGGCTTTCAGGATGGCGACGCTGCCTGCGGTGATGATGATGGAATTGCCTTCATGCTCGATGATGGTGCCGATTCCGGTGAATGTGGTGAGGTTCATGATGTTTTGTAGGTATTCCCCGTCTTTCCGGGGTGTCAGGCTTGCGCCGGGTTGGTTGTTATTCGGCGGGGGTGGTGACGGGCTCGCCATCCTCGAAGGCAATGCTCCCGTCGATGATATGGAGACCCTCGGCGGACGGAGACTCCTGGAAGCGCTCGATCCAACACTGAAAGCCCTTCTCTTCGGCCATCTTCGCGATCATCGCGAGGTTCGCGGAGTTCATCAGCGCACCCTCGCGGATGATGATGATTTTCAACTCGGGGTTCTGCGACATCGCGACCAGCGTCGAGACGCGGATCTGCTCGGCGGTTGATAGCTGGGAGAAGAATGTTCCGGAAACCATCACTCCTTCGTCCGTCAACTCCAAGCCGTCGAGCGGGAGGTTGGCGTTCTGGATGGCGGATTTCTTTTCCTCGTCGATCTCCTCAATGCGGCGATTCAGGTTCGCCAGTTTCAAGCGGAGGTCTTTCAGCTTCGCGTCGAGCGCCTTGTGGGCGGCAGCGTTGCGGACGGCTTTGTTCGTCTCGTCGGCTTGGGCGATGGCCTCGCGGGCGGCTTGGATAACTTCCGCAGTGGGCGATGAGGATTTCGCGGCCTCGAATGCAGCAGAAGCCTCGCGATTTAATTTTTCCTTCTCCGTTGCAAATTCCTTCGCCTCGACTAACTGAGCCTCGATGCGAGCGACAGCCTGCAATGCTGTCGCGTGATTCACGGAAGCAATTTCAGCGTCGGCCATGACTGCCGAAACTTTCCGCTCCGCATCCTCCAGAACCCGCAGTTTTCCGACCAGATCGACGGCGGAGACTTCTTCCGCTGGCAATCCCTCGGCCGGCGCGGGAATCGCTGCGAGCTGCGCGGCGGTTTCCTTGCCGTCGCGGGTGATGATGGTGCGCTCGCTGTAATGCTCGGCGCGCTTGGCATCGATGGCGGTGAAGTCCAACCCGGCGGCCACTTTCAAGGCCTCCACCTGGTCCTTGGGCTTGAGCCGGACAAACTCCAGCGGGTCGAAGGCGTAGTTGCCAAGCAGGCCATTCAAAAATGTCTGCGGCTTCTGGACCGCGATGCCGTTGGCGTCGGTGAGTGTGAGCTTGTCACCGGATTTGGTCACCTTGCGCTCCAACAGATATTCCGCCTTGTCGGTTCCAAGGGTGAGTTTGACGGTGCCGCTCGGGCGTCCGTGGCGGATCGGGTCGTCGAGGCCGGAGTTGGTGAGCGCGAGCAGGATGCTGTCGAGCACGCTGGATTTGCCGTTGCCGTTGTCTCCGGTGAGGATGACGGGCTTGCCGGTGGTGGGGCTGATCTCAATCGCGGTGATGCGCTTGAGGTCGTTGATGTTGAGTGAAAGGATGTTCATTTATTTATGTTTTGTGGGGATTGCTGGCGTGATTCAATCAGTGCCGCCAGCTCGGCGACGGTGGTTTTCAAGGTGATTTCAAACTCGGCGACTTCGATGGAGAAATCGTCTTCGACGAGGCTGCAAATATCGACGATGTCGAGGGAGTCGGCCCCGAGGTCTTCGAGGGTGTCGTTTTCCGAGACGTGGGCGATGGAGAGCAGTTCGGAGAGTTCGTTTTTCAGGCGGGTGATGATCGTGGACATGGTTCGGACTTTTGTATGGGGAAAATGCAGCAGACAAAACCCGGTCTGCCAGCGGGGTTTGTGGATCAGAACGGCGCGTCCGTATCGTCGTCGTCATCCGCCGGATCCGGAGCGGGAGCCGCACGGTGAGCAGGCACTTCGTCGCGCTTCGAGCTTCCACCGTAGAGGAAACTGGCCACCACGTTCTTTTTAACGGTCTTGCCTGCCTTGTTCTGGTAGGACTCGATGTCGAGCATGGCGCGGCCCGTTTTTACCTTCAGGTATTTAATGAACTCAGGATCGCGGAAATTGATCCGGGTGCCTTCCGGGATGCTCACGGCGGCGAGGAACTGGTTGATCTTGAAGATTGCCTTCTCGGTGAAGACCAGGTTCTCGTAAACGTTCGAGGTAGCCCCGGCGTCGCCAGTGAACTCCAGCTTCAGCGGGAGCATGTCGTTGCCGGCGCGGGATTGCTCGAACGCATTGATTTCGAGAATCGTGAACGGGTATTCCCCTTTCGGGAGCACGGTGAAATTGTGCTCTTCGGGCTCGGCGGATAGGAAGTCGGTGGTGAGGTCTGACATGGTGTTATTGTAGGTTCAGGGTGAGTTGGTTCGGGTCGTCGAAAATGCAGGGCAGGTAAGGCTCTTCACTCATCGGTGGTTTCTGGTTCGGTTTCTGGTTCGTTTTGTTTGGTGGAGAAATCTTCGACGGCTTTCAGGAATTCAGCCTTGCGGGAGAGGATCGGCTTGCGCTTGGCGGCGAGCAGGTCGGTGAGCTGCTGGCCATCGACCAGCCAGCCGATGTTGACGAGGTAGGCGGTGGCATCGGCCTCGCGGTCCTTGAACATCTCGGCGAGCTCGTCAGTGGTGGCCTTGGGGACGCACTTGGTGATGGCGTCGGCGAATGCCTTCCACGAGAGGTCCATCTCGAAGGGGATGTCGAATCGGGACTTGGCGACGAACGCCGGCCGCGCCTCGGTGAACATCCGGCGGCGACCTTCGCCGCGCATCTTGGCTTTCTTCGCGCCCTTCTCTTTCGAGGCGATCTGTTCGAAGTTGGCGAACATCATGGTGTCCACCGACTCAAGCATCAGGTCGGCGGCACGCTGGTCCATCTTGACGAGATACCTGTCATAGCGTTCGCCCAGGAAGATGTCCTCGGTGCTCTTGATCTTGGAGTGACCCAGGATGATGACGTTCATCTTCATCCGCAGGCGCTTGAGGGATTTGTAGAACTCAATCCACTCCTCTTCGGCGCGGAGGTAGCCCTTGCCGAAGCCGCCGTCCACGTCCTCGATGGACTCGACGCGGGCCTCTTTGCAGACGTGCGCCCAGACGAGCGGCTCAAGACCGTTGACCGTATCGATGACGAGCGTCTCGAAGTTGTGCGCTTCCATGAGCAACTCGCCGATGGCGGCTTTGACTTCCTGCCAGGTCTTCGGGATCGGGAAGCTGGCAACGTCCATGGTGGCCACGCCGTCGTCGGTGCCGAGGAAAACGGGCTTGGGGGCGTCCGCGCCGAAGGTGGACTTGCCGACTCCGCCCGGCCCGTAAAGTCCGATGAAGTGAGGGCGCGGCTTGATGCCGGTGGTGATTTGTTTGATGAGGCTCATATGATTTGGTAGAGGAGAATGAGGAGAGAGAGGGTGATGGCGGCAGCGCCGCCGTAGATCAGGAGGTGAGCAAACGGGCGGGGCCGCTCGGGCGGATGGATGACGGGATAGGGCAGTTTCATGGGGTCTGGTGATGCAGGACGAGAATCAGGAGGCCAATGCAGGCATTGATTCCGAGGAGTATGGAGAGTGCGATTTTCATGGCTTGATGTTTTGTGGGGATTCGCCGCGCTGCCTTCGATATTGTCTGGCCGGTGGCCTTG